TATCAATACCTACCACAAATTTACGATTTATAGTAGGGTCATTATATCTATTCTTCAACTGCTTTACTAGTATTTGTCCGGCTTGTTCCATTTGTTCTGTTGAAATGATGGCAAACATAAAATCCGCCGTAGCAGGTAATCCAAAAGATTCGCTTGTGTCTTCCAGACCCACATCCGTATTGGAGTAGCCTGATCTTGTCGTTTGAGTTGCTGATACAATCGGGATCTTATTTTCCACAGCCAATCCACGGAGCTCCTCAGCAATGGATTTGATATAGGTATACGAGTTGACATTTGCACCTGCCTTTATTCTAGAGGATGTACATATATTAATATAATCAACAAAAATAATATCAGGTACAAAAGACCTTTTTAGATTCAGTTCATTTAACAATGCACGGAAATGATTAACACCAGCAGAAGCTGTGGGGTATTCTTTAACAATTAACTTTCCTTTAATTGTTGTGTTTAGATTATTTATTTTTCTGTCATAAATGTCTTTGGGCAATTCGTGCAAATCATCTATTGAAACATCTAGCAAATTAGCATCAATTCTTTCTGCTATTTTTTCTTCTGCCATCTCTAATGTAATATAAAGTACATTTTGATTTTGAGATAGACAAGAAGATGCTACATGGCACATGAACAATGACTTACCAACTCCAGTACCTGCAAGACAAATATTTAACGTCTTCTGTGGTAATCCTCCTTTTGATATTTTATTAAAATATTCCAAATCAAAAGGAATACGGTCTTCCACACGATGATAATAATCAAAGCGGGCATCGCTATCATCAAGGTAATCATGCCCAACATGAGGATCAAAACTAACAGCAAGGGCATCAGAAAGAATGTCAGGAATAGCCCCCTTATCAGCCGTGGACTTCGGATTGTCCAAGATTGAGATTGATTCGACCACTGCATTGTAGATTGCTTTGTCTTGGCAGAATTTTTCAGTCCTGTCCAATAACCAGTTAATATCCGTGTATTCTTCTGTGTTGGAATTAATTTCATCTAAAAGCTCTATAGATTCTTTGAACTCTTCCTCATTTATTTTCATCTCTTGAAGCTCAATCACCAGAGCTTCTTTTGAGGGTAGAGTATTATATTTAATTACAAAATCATTTACCTTATCATAGACTATCTTATCAGCATTTTCTGTAAAATAATCCACATTCAGAAAGGGCAAAACCTTTCTGGTGTACTCTTCATTCTGTAGTAAGTTCTTCAGTATCGCTGTTTCTGTTCTCATTTTCTGCTGATTTCCATAATAGTTCAATTATTGCTTCACCAATTCTCTGTTCAAATTCTTCTCCTTGCTCGTCAGTGATGTCTCTCTCACCAATATCGCCTGGCACCATCATAAAATCATATTCATAGTCACAATTAAGTGAGCCATCTTCATTCAATTTCCGGTAAGTTTGAAAATTCTTATACTTTAATATAACATTTGCAAAGGGGCCTTCTATGATTTGAATACAGAGATCGTTGTCATTAGTATCAATTGGATTCGGAACTACCCGAAACCAGTTATCCTTCAGTCTGCTCTTCGGAACTACTGGTGCTAAGTTCGGCATCATTTCCCCTTCCATAAGTAAATTCTTTATTAGCAGCTACTTCCAAGGCATCCATAACATCATCTGTAAAATATTTTTCTGGTTCCTTCATTATTTTTGTACCAAATATTTTTGTACCATCCGGCAATTCATAACGAGTTGATACCTTCTTAAGTATACCATATTTTTCAGCTAAGTCAAGCAATCCATGATATCTACTAAGCCCCTCATCATAAGTCAAAAGAACATCAACTTTTTTGTTCTCTTTGGTAAGTCGCGACTTGTAATTTTTACAATGAATAATATTTCCGATTACATCAGTTCCATCTTTTTCTTTCCTCTTGGAGAGAAATACGATGTTAGATGCAGCATACTGGAGTCCAGAACCACCGCCCATTACACTTTGTGGAAACATGGTTCCAACCTGTTTATAGGTGTGATTGGTGACTAGTAAAGGAATACCAGCCTTAGCCAGTTTCAACGTAAGAACTCTGAACGCACCCTTTACGATTCGTGCCTTCGTCATATCTACCTTGTCTGAACCCGCAGATACATCACCCACTTCTTTAGCTGTAGATAACATTCCAAGGCTATCGAGACAAAGCAATAATGGTTTATCACCCTTTTCTATATGAGTGTCAACTACTCTGGAGGCCTGATTCGCAAACTCCTGAATAGTTGCTACTGGAAGTTGTACAAATCGGTTAGGGTCGATGCCACGCTCTTCAATCATCTGTGGAGTAAGAGCAGATTCTGACTCAAAGTAAAGAACACCGCCGCTAGGATTATCTGCAAGAAACTGTCTGCACAACCCCAATATAAAGAAAGACTTTCCAGTTGCCGATTCCCCAGCAAAAGCAGTAATCTTATTTGTCGGTAGCCCTTTATACAAGCTTCCAGAAATAAGTGCATTAAGTATATAACTTCCCGTATCAATATATTCATCTACATTTCCTAACATTCCATCTACAACCTTAGATGCATATTCATTACCAGTTGCAGATATCAATTCATCTAAAAAATCACTCATAATCATTATTCCTTTTTTGTATTTCAGTCATTACTCTTACTATTAAATGATTGAGCTGTACTCTATCACTATAAGATTCTGACCGTTCTCTGCCCCTTATTAGCTCATCATAATGGGTATTTAAATCTTCTATAAACCATCCTCCATAGTCAATTTCCTGACCGTCCATTTATACCTTTAAGTGAAAAAATCCATTAGGGTTGATTTTCTTTCATAGTCCCAACCAATAGTGTCAAGTAGACCCCGCATCGGGTCAAGAAATGATTTTTGAAATTGCCTATCATAATCAATATAATTATCTAGTTTAAATTCTTTAGGCAATGTAGTCAACATAGCAATAGAAGAATCACCTGCTGGATTGGGTTCTTTTAAATAAGTATACTTGATCTTTTCTCCTTCCTGAATCATGAGATATTTTTTCGTCAACTTGTTTTTCTTCAACATCATATTATAAATCAACGAACCCTTGACATGCAATGGTGTGGCCTTCCGATAAATTGAAGCTGAATCTGCATATTTTTTAAGACCCCTGACAGACCGCGGAAATGCTACATCCTCGGCAGGAAGACTCTTGAACTGTTCACGATAACTAGCAATGAAATCTATAACATCATCTTCTGTTCCATTCATTACAATCTCGAATGCTTTCTTCAAGGCATTGCGAACTGTCTCTGGAGTTGAAGACTTAACCGCCTCAATCCCCATTATCTTGAGTTTGGGTTCATCATACTGAACACCTTCTGAATTATGAACATTCAGAATATAATGTTTCTTAGCAGTCCAGATACCGACATCAGCCAATACCTCGCGGGTCATTACCATCTTCTGCTGAAAGGCATTCACATACTCTGCCATCTCAACATAACAATTATCAATTACACCCTTAAGTTTCCCCTCACAAACCGTATCCATAAACTTGATGGTTTTATCCGTGTCAGTAAGTCCTACTTTCTGTACTAGTGAATCAAAAGCAACGTATAGAGAATCGGTGTCAGAAGCAATAACGTAATCTTTTCCATCAGTCTCCAGTAATTTGTTCAAATACTTGTTGACTGCATTCTCCGCCCAACGGATAGAAAGTTGACCAGCAACAGACACCGCCTCAGCATTCCTCTCATCATAATATCTGAACCATTGATTACCAAGAGCCCCATAAGCTGAGTTGAGGGCAATCTTCAAATTTAATTGACGAGTATGATACTGGGCCAATTTATTAGAATCAGCATTACTACCTTTTTTCTGTTCCGCAATCAATAAGTCTTTATACTTCACACGGTCAGTATACATCTGCTCCATTAGTGCAGGGAGAAACCCCTGCTTCTCGCGAGTGTATAATGAACCATTTGGAGTCATAGTTAAATTCTTCTCCTTGAGGAAATCCGTATCAGTCTCACGATTAAGCATGGAGTCTACCATTGAACCAGTAGGATGCATTCCAACCAGAGTCTCCGGAGAAATGTTGTACTGCATAATCAAATGTGGATACAGAGAATTTAAATCGAAACTACCTACCCATTTATGCCTACCCACTTGTGGTGTTTTTACATAAGCACCCTCATACGTGCTGTATTTCTCTTCATGTTTCTTTTGGGGAATTACAATATTCTTTTCTCTAAGATGATTGTAAATAATCATATCCCACATTTTCACTGGACTGAATACATCATTATAATTAATCTTAGCCAAATAAGCTAGAGAAATAATCATCTCAAGAATTTTCATTTTCTCCTCAAGACGCTCAACTAAAACTACATCATGTACGTTATAGTCCACAAACTTCTGAAAGTTTGTTTTGTACAATTCATGGAGTGAAGCATATTCTGAATAATCTAATTTCTTTTCTCCAAGTTCTACATAAGCTATGAAGTTCAAAGCATACGATTCCCTGTTCACATAAGTGAACTTGCCGTATGCGTCCATATAGTCAATACTGGAAATTCCAACAATGTCATAAACTTGTTGTTTTCTACCACCCATCAGGTTCACATCTTGCTCTTTAAGCCATCCCCAAGGAGAGAGCTTATCAGCCATCCTTGAACCGAGTATTCTAACGATGCGGTTTACCAGATACGGAATGTCAAAAAAACGACTATTCCAGCCTGTAACAATATCTGGATAATCAGAAGCCCAATCCAGAACAAACCTTTCGAGTAGTTCTACTTCATCTCTGCAATGAATATATTCTACACCACTTGGTGGAGTATATTCACCACAAGCATAAACATTGAACTTACCATTACATTTTATAGAGATAGCAAGAACTTCTTCATTAGCTTCTCTGATATTGGGGAATCCATGCTCTGAACCACACTCAATATCAATAAATGCAATTTTAATCTTGGATAGATCGTAATCTATCATTCCCGAATATTGGTCAGCAATGAATGAATATTGGAATTGCTCGACTCCATAGACATCAGCACCATAATCTCTCATAGCCTGTCTGGACTCTTTCATAGAGCCCCATTTAACAGGAGAAACCACTTTACCGTCTAAGGTTTTCCAACTTGATTTTTTCTGTGAGGGAACATATATGGTAGGTTCATAGCGAACCTTTTTTTGGAAAGGTACACCATAATTATCAACGCCTCTCAGAGCAATAAAATTACCATGAGATTGTACATTAGTATAAAACATTTATTGGTATTTTTGATAGGAGATTTTTAAGCTGTCAAATACAGTATAACACCATTTAACCTGTTTGTCAACCCATAATATTCTACCCGAAAAGGCACCAATCAAAAATAAAAATTGAAGGTACATTTTTAGGAAAATGCCTATTAAAATAAAAGACCCTCTTTGTATAAGGTCTTTCCCTTGATTCTTAAAGCTGTCGTAATTTTTTGACGGTTTGAACCATCCTTTTTGAAAGAACAATGTACCCATCCGCTGTTTGGCTTTCCTTTAGTATAAAACTCTAATATAAGCTGATCAAAATCTAATTCGTTACTAATCCAAGTTGCTACTTCAGCATTTGGAGTTCCCATCTGTTCAAAATCTGCGGCCTGACCAAAACAATGTTGACTTGTTTTGGAACCGCCTACTTTACTATTCAGGTCTGGGGATCTATAGCCACTGTTGACTGCAATAACTCCAAACTTTTCTCTAACTGGTTGCAACACATGATGTGTAAGTACAGTGAGATTCACAATTTCTTCGAGTCCAGGCTCATTTGTAATTCCCATTCTATCTGCTGTTGAACTCTTTGTAAGTTCATTCAGCCAAAAGTTTTGTGATAGTCTCATGTTTCCCTTACTTCACTATTTCAAGTGTTTGTGTATTAGGGTCAAATCTAACCTTGACCGTCATTTCTATTGGTAGAATTTTTCCATCTTTTAGATTTATTGGTAACTTACCCTCAATTGCACCTATCAATGCTTCTCTTGCATTATTAAAGGTGTGGGTTGGATCTTTTTTGACGATTTCATCCAGTTCCTTTTTGGCTTTATCTGGGAGTACATCATCAATCATTTTTTCTACATGATCTTTTGCTAGGTCTTGAGCTCTGTCAATCACTAGTCCAGCAACAACATTAAATAATAATCCTGCAAGAGGTAACATAATTTTCCTTAATTTATAACTTCAGCGTCTTCAACATCTTCTGTACCGACTACTTTATTTAGGATTTCAGTAACCCATTCTGGGCCACGTTGTGTATCTGGGAAACCATCTACTGAGGCTCTCCAAACAATATCAGCACCAACTTCAATGATAATGTCATCTTCTGGAATTTCCATTTTCTCAACATCAGATGGCTTACCTACGAGTTGTGGCTTGTGGTTTGCAATACCGGCAGTGATTTGAATACCATGAGGAAATCCATACTTTTCATTCATATAGATGCGAACTTTTCTACCCCCTTCAAATACTGGTGCCCTCATACTATCAGGAATTTCCATATTTTCCATTCCCTTACCAGTCGAAGTATCAAGGACTACACCCCCATCTTCGTTTTCTGATTCCTCAAAATCCTGCTCTACTTTTACTGTTTTATCTTCCGTATTTTCTTCGGTATCAACCTTAAATACTTCTTCTTCTTTTGCCATTTTAACTCCAAATAGTAGTGGGGGGCAATTACCCCCCGCGTAATAATTAAGTACCGATTTGAATCAGCCGTGGCTTCTTCTCATCAGGTATCACTCTCTCAAGATTGATGATAAGCATACCATCCTTGAGATCCGCACCCTTTACAACTACATCATCGGAAAGAGTATAGGTACGAGAAAAGGAACGCCTTGCGATTCCTTTATGTACGAAAGAATCAGAATCTTCTTCCTCTTCTTTTTTATCTTTAGAACGGATGACTAATTGGCCATCTGTAAGTTCCACCTCAATATCATCCTTTGAGAAACCAGCAAGGGCTAACTCAATGACATATTGAACATCATTTATTTTTCGTATATTGTATGGTGGATACCCCTGTTCACGATTGTCCATATCGAAAAAACGGTCAAAGACTGAATCGAATCCTACTGAGAATCCCATCATCTTCTGAATGTCTTGGGGCGTAAACGCGGAGTGTCGTGCTAACTGAAACATAATGCCTCCTTATAAAGCGAGGTTAAAAATAATACTCTCCCCATAGCACACGGCAGAGAGTTTGTGGTACGAGGCCATCACTATGATGCACCTCAATCACGCCAACCTTCCCCCTTCAAGAGGTGTTGACAGCGATGTTTTAAAATTATCCAAAATAGTTCACTCAAGGTGTCGGCTGTATAATTGCCAACTCCATGAATCAATAATTTATATTTAGCTTCCATCATATCGTCATCAATCATCCAATTTACATTTATAAAATTTGTCATAATAAAAAAGGGTGATTGGATAGTAGGACTAGGATTTACCTACAACATCGGGGAACAAGCTACCATTCGTAGTTGACCCTCTATACCAGTACCCGCGCTGGAATGCGCGATGTGACCCCCAGCTGTTACCAACTGGGTAGCCGCGGCACCACCCGTGAACTGTCTGACTATCCTCGCTTCCGTTAGGATTATTATCAGCACATCCAGAAGCCGTCGCCTCTTGTTTCACCCTTTACTTATAGTATAACATATATATATGATTTGTCAAGTACTTTGAGTTACTTTTTGTTATATATTCCCCAAAGAACCCAAACCGCTACCAAACCAACTAAGCCTTCAGATCCCAATTTGCCGACTAATGCAACAACTGAGCCAACGACATCAAGACCAAGGAATGGAATAGCTGCACCAAAAATCACTTGAAGTACGACTCCAAGTGCAATAAGTGCAAGACCTACTTCTGTAAGTTGGCGAATCCAACCTAATGCTTTTTCTACCATGTAAACTCCTGTGATTATTAAGTTCCTGTTGAACCAAAGCCGCCATCTCGTTCAGTCTTCTGAGTTGGTTGTTCTTTGATTTCTTCTAAACTATGATATACCTTTTCTACCAATTCAGCCTGACATACTCTATCTCCATTATTTATAGTCTTTGGAGACTGCGAAATGTTAGTCAGCATAACAAAAATTGGTTCAACATAATCATAATCAATTATACCTTCACAATTAGTGAGGTACACGCCGTCATTCCAGACCAAACCAGACCTAGAATGTAAACGGACGGAATATCCCTTTGGAATGTCAAAAATCAATCCAGTAGGAATTAAAACACGCTCCATAGTAAATAATTGGATTGAAGTGCCCTTTACCGACTTTTCAATAGTCCTATTCAATGTATCTTGATTTACCTTATAAGTAGTATTTTCAAGTATACATGCATGAACATCAAAACATGCAGACCCCTTTGTTGCAAAGTATGGGTCTTTTACACTAGCGTTTAATTTGTAATATTTAAGTGATTCACTGCTGCTCATATTCACCTTCAATTTTTTTACTCCCAATATTATATTTAGCCGTCAAATTCCATTGATCTTTTTCTTTGAATGCTAGAATCTTAAGCTGATTTAGTGGAACTATTAATTCTGCTGTCACATCAGGACTAACCAACTTGATCAATCCCCATTCCGCCAATAAATTTGCTACCGTATTTTTTCTCGCTTGGTCATTTTCTGAATAATTGGTAGGTTTACCATCAAGTGCAAATAATTCTTTAAAGTGTACAATAAAATATCTACCTTGCTTATGTAGGATATGACAAGATTGATATAAAGTTTTATCTTTTCGAGAAGCTACTCCAATTCTTGTCAATGTCTCTCGCACCTTCAGAAAATCATCTGGGGTTTCTAAGGTGCATTCTACCATCGTATCAACTGTTACATTCATTTCTCCACTCCACCTTGATTCAGTTTGCATCTGATATAGGTCAGTTGATCCGTGGAAAGAACTTGCAGAGCATTCTTGGCCTTTTCATTACCAAATCCATAATACTCTTTGATGATGTCTAAATCATCAAGCTTCTCAGGTTTCAACCATTTACTATACCGTTTCTTCTTTCTGATACTATTTAGTAAATAGTCAAACTGAAGGCGCGAATCAAGGTGGTGGTTTCTATTTACTTCATTTGCTTGAAAAATGGTATCCATAAAGAAAGACAACCCACGATTCACAATGAAAGCGGCATACTTCTTCTCATCTTGAGAAGTGAGCATGACATCTTCTTTGGACTCGTTGATTGCCTTTAGATAATCAAATGGGCTCATAATTATTATAATACCGTAACAGTTTCTATTGGCGGGCCAAAAGCACTTAACGATTGTGGGAACCAAGTGTTTTTGGTTTTTTCTTTATGATGTTCAATCTCCATAACTTCACCATTTTCTATCGTAGTTAGCCCACCCTTAGCGTGATCAATTATATGGTCAGTTTGATACTTTTCCTTGTTGAAAAGATCGCTTAAAAGAATTTCGTTTCCAGTTTTCAGACTCTTCTTATCTTGATTTAACCAAATCTGATAAGTCATAGGATGGGTATAAATTCGCCGAGAATCAGTAAAAGTAATTATTTCATCCACA